CACGGGCAATCCGGACCTTACCAGCCTGATGGCCAGCCTGGGCGACGCGCAATATCAGACCTTCGCCATCGGCATGAACGACGCGGCCAACATGTCGATCATCGACGATGACCTGACCGGCCGCTGGGGTCCGCAGCGCCAGATCGAGGGGCGCGCCTATTTCGGCATGATCGCCGGCTGGTCGACGCTCGCCAGTTTCGGCGCGACCCGCAACGGGGTGCACAGCACCATCGTCGGCGGCCATCGCGTCCCGTCGCCGCCCTGGGCGATCGCGGCCGCCTTCGCCGCGGTCGCAGCGTTCAACCTGCAGATCGATCCGGCGCGGCCGCTTACCGACCTGGTCGTGCCGGGGATTCGCGCGCCCAGCGCCGAACATCGCTTCAGCCGGCAGGAGCGCGAGCTGCTGCTGCGCGACGGCATTTCGACCTTCCGCGTCAATGCTGCCGGGGACGTGGCGATCGAGCGGCTGATCAGCTGCTACCAGGTGAACAGCGCCGGCTTTGACGACATCAGCTATCTGGACGTCCAGACGACGGCGACGCTGGGCTATTATCGCTACAGCTACCGCCAGCGCATGGCGCAGAAATTCCCGCGCGCGAAGCTGACCGCCGACACGATCGCGGCGGTCAAGGCGGAGACGATCGCCCTGGCGCGCGAGTGGGAGGATGCCGGGCTGATGGAGGATGTCGAAGGCTTCCTCGCTGGCCTCATCATCGAGCGCGACGGCTCCAGCCCGACCCAACTCAACACGCTGATGACGCCCGACACCGTCAACGGGCTGCTGCAGCTCGCCACCCGCATCGAATTCATCCTCTGAGCATCGGCTCAGCGGATGTTGAAAGGACTGTAAGACATGGCCAACAAGAACCAGGTCATCGGCCGCGCCAAGGTGAAGGTGAATGGCCAGCTGATGGCGACCGCCGGCGATACCACGTTCGATCCGGGCGGCATGACCCGCGAACCGGTGCCGGGCGATTATGAAGCAGGTGCCTTCCGCGTCAGCGAGACGCGTCCTGCCAAGCTCGAAATCAATCTACTCACCAATGGGGGCTTTTCCGCCGCTGCCTGGGGCGCAATGGAGAGTGAAACCATCTCTGTCGAGTTCGACAATGGCCAGTCCTGGGTGATGCGCGGCGCCTACGCCGAGCGGACGCCGCAAGTCACGACGAATAACGGGCGCGCCCAGGCCATCGCCTATAGTCAGCCTGCCGAACAGGTGTCCGCATGACGAACCAGGCGGTCGATGGGAGGCCGGAATGGCTCAAGCCCGACAACAGCTATGACCTGCTCTATCCGGTCGAATATAGGGTCGGAGAGGAAAAGCGCCTGCTTGAGCGCCTGCAGCTGCGCCGGCTGAACGCGGCAGAGAAGATCATCGCTGAAGGTCCTGAAACCAGCACCACGCGCTTGGTCGACATCCTCGCTAGCATGACCAGCGAGATGAAGGCGGTCCTGCTGAAGCTCGACTGGGTCGACTGCGACCGTCTGGATGAGTGCGTAGGTTTTTTTACGGCGCATGGCCCAGCGATTGGCGCGACGTCCTAGGCGAGCTGGTCCTGGTCCATGGCTGGTCGCCGAGCGACGCTTGGGCGCTTGACGACGTCACGTTGAAATTCTGGCTCGACCAGGCGGAACGCATCGCCGCCTTAAGTCCGCCGCCGGGGGACGAATGAAGCTATCCTTGATTCTTGAGGGCATCGATCGGGCGTCCCGACCGACTGCCGCTGTCGACCGGGGGGTGAAGGGCCTCGGGCGGACCGCGCGCACGTCAGCGGTGGACATCCGCACGATGGGTCGGCGCATGGAGGATGCGACACGGCAATCGACGCGGCTGGAGCGCGCCGCACGGCGCGTAGGCACCGGGCTGGCACAAGGGTCCAGACAGGGGATCGCCTCGTTGGCGGCACTGGATCGGCGCATACAGTTTAGCCAGGCGCAGATGGAACGGCTCGCCTATCGTTCCGGCACCATCATCGGGGGCACATTGCGGTCTGGGCTGATGGCGACGACTGCGCTGGCTGGCGCAGGCCTCACCGCGACGATCTACAAGGTCGTCACGGCCGGGTTGATGTTCGAAAAATTCCGGACCCAACTGGAAGGGCTCGAAGGATCGGCCGCTGCTGGAAGCCGCGCACTGGGCTGGATCAGCGATTTCGCCGCGCGCACGCCCTACGAACTGACCGAAGTCATGGAAGCCTATATCGCGCTCAAAGCTTACGGCATTGATCCGACAGATGGTTCGCTGCGATCGCTGGGCGACACCGCAGCCGGAATGGGCAAGTCGCTGATGCAGGCGGTCGAGATGATCGCGGACGCACAGACAGGTGAGTTCGAGCGCATCAAGGAATTCGGCATCAGGGCTTCTGCCGAGGGCGACAAGGTCACCTTCCGTTGGCAACGCAACGGCAAGGAAATGTCGAAAACGGTCGGCAAGACGGCGTCCGACATCAAAGCGGCTTTGCTCGGGATCATGGACCAGCGCTTCGCCGGGGGCATGGCGAGGCTGGCTCAGACGACCGCTGGCAAATGGTCGAACCTGATGGACAGCATCACCCGGAGCGCGAACCGCGTCTGGGAGGGCGGTCTGGGCACGGCTCTGAATGAGCAGATCACCCGCATCAACCGCAGCATCGAGGAGATGGAAAAAGACGGCCGCCTAGCAAAGTGGGCGGCCGAAACGGGCGAAGGCCTGGGCGAACTGATCGACGCCATTGGCGATGCCGACTGGCGCGCCATTGGCGGCGGTATTCGTGACGTCGGCGGTGCGATCATGCAGTTGGCAGCAGCGCTGCGGGCGCTGGATGAAGCGCGCAACGCCATCGGCGATTTCCAGCGTGGTGCGGAGCGATGGACGGGCGGAGGCATTCTCGGCGGGATTGAGGAGGGTCGCTACGTCGCTCCGCGCTGGCTGCGCGATGCGCCCAAGCCCGCCCCCACAAGGCCGCGCCGTGTCCCGAACGCGCCTCTGCTACCCGCGCCTGCTGTCCGCGCGCCGATGAAGCGCCCACGCCCGTCGCCGATCCTGCCAGGGCAGCAATCCTTTCATTGGCCGTCGCCGCCGAAGGGCAAGCTGGAAATCTCGATCAAGACGCCGACCGGAACGACGGCGCGGCCGACCAAGCTGGCGGCGAAAGGAATGGACCTGGAGGTCAACACCGGCCGCGCCATGGGGGCGATCGCATGAGCGCGCCGGCAGGATGGCAGAAGGGCAGCTTTCGCGGCGCGGCCTTCCGGACCGAGGAGCAGGAGGTCACGGGCGGCCGTCGCGGCGTCGCCCATGAATTCCCGCAGGCGGAAAAGCCGGTGTGGGAAGATCTGGGCCGGTCGGCGCGGCGCTACCGCATCGACTGCCATATTACGGGCACGGATTATCCGGCGGGAGCGGATGCGCTGGCCGATGCGCTGGACCAGCCGGGCGCTGGCACGCTGATCCACCCCTGGCTCGGCGCGATGCAGGTGGCTGTGCCGCAGGATGGCTGGTCGCGCCGCGACAGCACGGTCGACGGGGGCATCGCCTGGTTCTCGATCGAGTTCATCGAGACCGGCCTTCCCGCGCCGCAGACGGCGTCCACCGACACCCAGGCCCAGGCGACAGCCGCCGCCGATACCACGATCGCCGCCGCACCGGCGCAGTTCGCCAGCGGCTATACGCTCGACGGCATCACCGGCTTTGTCGAACAGGCGGCGGGCGATGTCGTCCAGGCGGCGGCGCTCGCGGTGCGGGTCGAAGCGGCGCTGGCCGGCGGCGTGGGATCGACGCTCAGCCTGCTGGACTCGCAGCTGGGCCTGCTCGGGTCCGCCGGCGCCCTGCTGCGCGCGCCGCTGGACCTCGGCCTCTCCATCGTCGGCCTGGTCCAGACGCTTTCCGCGATCACCGGGCCGGGCGGCAGCGCCGACCTGCCGCGCCGGGCGAGCAGCTTCAGGACGCTGATGGATTGGGGGAGCGACCTTGATCCGGTGATCGGCGGCACGCCCGCGCGCGCCGTGCAGACGGCGAACCAGGCGGCGATCGTGCAGCTGGTGAACCTGGCCGCGTCGGCCGAGCTGGTCCGTTGCCACGCCGCCACGGACTTCGCCTCCTATGACGATGCGGTCGCGGCGCGCGATGATGCCGCCGATCGGCTCGACGCGCTGGCGCTGCGCCAGGCAGACGCCGGCGACGATGCCGGCGCGGCGCAATA